TTGGATTGCTAAAGTTGCAGGTACTGTAAAAACAAAAGACGAGGCACAGGCGATTGTTGATGCAGAGGTTCAAGCAGCGCAAGCTGCGTGGGATGCGTTACCTGCTGAAGAAAAGACAGATGACAATCCAAGACCTACTGACATAACATTGGAGGAGTAAAAATTTAAATGGCTGAGTATAAAGGAATACATGGCACAAAGATTCGGAACTATACGACTAATCCCGATAATCCGATTACGGGAGAGGTGTGGTATAACGAGACTGATAATGTTTTAAAGTTTCAATATCCCACTGTAACTACATCTGGTTCGTGGAGAACTGCAAATAGTTTAAACACAGCTAGAGATCAAATAGCTGGTGCAGGAAGTACAACTTCTGCATTAGTTTTTGGAGAAAACTTTGGTGGAGAAACAGAACTTTTTAATGGAACTAACTGGACTGAAGTAAATGATTTAACTACATCAAGAAGAGCGTTGGCAGGAGCAGGTGCTTCAGGCACAGCTGCATTAGCTTTTTCTGGTAACCTAGCAGCACCATCACCTAATGCTGCTACTAATGTTACAGAAACATGGAATGGAACAAACTGGACTGAGGTTAACGATTTAAATCAAGCAAGAAGTTTTGCAGTTGGAACTGGAACTAATACAGCAGCTCTTTGTTTTGGTGGTTCAACAGGTAGCGGAGGTAATCCTCCTATAACTGCAGAAACAGAATCTTGGAATGGAACAAACTGGACTGAAGTTAACGATTTAAATACTGCAAGAAATGCTTTAGGGGCTGGTGGAACAACTACTTCTGCTTTAGCTTTTGGTGGTGGATATCCTCAAAAAAATGAAACAGAACTTTGGAATGGAACGAATTGGACAGAAGTAAACAATTTAAATCAAGTAAGATTAGGACTAGGTGGGTCTGGAGCTAGCAATACAGAAGCAGTAGCTTTTGGCGGATCAGAGCCTCCATCAACAGGAAAAACAGAAGTTTGGAATGGCACAAATTGGACTGAACAAGGAGACATGGCTAATGCAAGATCATATTTAGGATCTAGTAAAGGCAGCAGCACAGCAGCTTTAGCTATGGGTGGTTCTAACACTACTCACGTAGAAGAATGGACAGGTGCAGGACAACCAGTCGGTGCGTGGGCTACAGGTGGAAATGCTAACACAGCAAGAAGAGATTTAGGAGGAGCAGGAACTCAAACAGCAGGTTTAATGTTTGGAGGACAACCTCCTCCTACAGGAGTAGGAAATACAGAATCTTATAATGGAACTAATTGGACTGAAGTAAATGATTTACAACAAGCTAGAAATGGAAATGCAGGCTCTGGAACTGCGACTTCTGCATTAACTTATGGTGGATTAACAACTACTTATGTTACTCTTACTGAAAGTTGGAATGGAACTAATTGGACAGAAGTTAATGACTTAAACACACCGAGAGGATTTTTAAATGGATTCGGGGCGGATAGCACGTCCGCTTTAGCGTTCGGGGGTGCAACACCACCAGTAACTGCAGCAACAGAACTTTATAACGGAACAAACTGGACAGAAGTTAATGATTTAAATACTGGTAGGTATGAATCAGTAGGAAACGGAATTGTTACAGCTGGATTAGCTAGTGGTGGTTATTCAACCACAGCAATAGGAGACACAGAATCTTGGAATGGAACTAATTGGACTGAGCTTAATAATTTAAATACAGCAAGATATTCTGCAGCAGGTTCAGGAACATACACTGCAGCTGTAGTTTTTGGAGGAGCACCTGGTTTTCTAGCAAATACAGAAGATTGGAATGGAGTTAGTTGGGTTGAAGTCGCAGATCTAAGTACAGCAAGATATGGTGGAAGCGGAACTCCCGCAGGCACATCAGCGGCTGCGTTTTATGCTGTAGGTAGATTTAATCCTTCAACAGATACTACAGCAACAGAAGAATGGAGTGGTTCATCAAATACAACTAAAACAATAAGCACGGATTAATTATGGCAACATACAAAGAAATACGAGGAACACAAATTGAAGCGGTAGCAACCGATCCATCAAATCCTGTTGAAGGACAAGTTTGGTATAATACAACTTCTAATGAATTAAAAGGTCAGGTAGTAACAACTGCTGGAAGTTGGGCTACGAATGCAAATTTAAACACAGCTAGAGCTTCAACTGCAGCAGGAGGTGATGCAACAGCAGCTTTAGTTTTTGGAGGGTTCACTGCTACTGCGATTGTAGGTAATACAGAATTATATAATGGAACGAATTGGACAGAAGTTAACGATTTAGGTACTGCTAGAGAATTTATAGCAGGATGCGGAACCTCAACAGCTGCACTAGCATTTGGAGGAGGAAATTCACCATCTCAACTTGATAATACAGAAACTTGGAATGGCACAAACTGGACTGAAGTAAATGATTTAAATACTGGAAGAAGACAGTTATGGGGAGCTGGTACAAATACAAACGCTTTAGCTTTTGGTGGTGAAACTTCACCTGGAGGTGGACCGGGAGCAGCTTCAGTTCTTTCAGAAACTTGGAATGGAACAAATTGGTCGGAAGGAAATGATTTAAATTCAGCAAGAAGAGAATTAGGGGGCGGTGGTATTTATACTTCTGCTTTAGCTTTTGGTGGTCATGGATTTCCACATCCTACAGCACACTTTACTGCTACTGAAAAATATAACGGAACCAACTGGACTGAAGTTAACGATTTAAATACTGGAAGAGATAGACTTGGAGGATCTGGTGCAGATAGTGATGACGCTTTGGCTTTTGGTGGAGAGGCTGCTCCAGGTTATGTGGCAGTTACAGAACAATATAACGGAACAAATTGGACAGAAGTTAATGATTTAAATACTGCAGCAGTTATGTTAGGATCTCATGGTACAGTAAACAGCACTATGGCTGCTCTTGGCCAAGCTCCAAGTGTTTCAACTTTAACAGAAAAATGGAACTCTCCTGCATCTATTACAAGAACATTTACTGATTCATAGGACTTGTAATATATTTTAGTTAGTATATATTAGTCTTAACTATAAAGGATAAAGCTATGAAAAAAGACGTTAAAGAAGTAATACAAGGTGAAGAACCACATTTAAATAATCTATTAACACAAGAAGATCTATCATCATTTAAAGGTATGGTAGACGAGCTTAGAGACACTTGGACCAAGAAACAAATGTTTCGAACAGAAACAGAAGCAAGGTTTTCTGTATTACAAGATAATAGATACCCAACTAAAGCTTCAAAGTATTGGCAGTGTGTTAGAGAACAATCATCATACTTAGATAACTTAATGACTCTATCATTTGACTATAGAAGAAACGAAGCAAAGATTAAATGGTTAGAAGGTAAAGTTGAAAAAGAAGAAGATGAATATAAAAGAACTAAATACAAAATAGATTTAGATGAAGCTATCTTTGGTAAAGCTTCTATGGAAAAAGTTGCTAAACATAGAATGAGAGAAATTAAGATGTGGTCTAAATTAAAAGGTGAATTTAATGATGGATCATTTAATGACAAAGATGTTAACCAGCATCAGTTAGAATCTTATGGTATGCAATATCACGAGAAAGCAAAAACATTAAATGCTAACTCATCAGAAGCTGAAATATTTAATGTAATGGGACAACTACAATCATTACAAAGAATTAAAAAGTCTGGTGAACTAGAAAATAGTTATAAAGAGAAAGAACAAATTGAACAACATGGAAAACCTAAAGTTTGATTTTGTATTTTTAGGACAATCGATTTTAAAGTATCAAGTACCGTTTGATATATTTACTACGATTAATCAGATTTATGAACAAAATTTTAACAACCTTGCACCAGCTAATGGTCAGTTAGTAGGTAAGATAGAAAATGAACATTCTTTATTTTATCATGGTGAAGATCAAACTAAGATGAAGAACCATAACATGTTGCCTCAAAATGTTACAAATTATTTTATGACTGTGTTTAAACACTATCTAGCTTTTAATAAAATTAGAGAATATGAAACTCATTTAAATTCTATTTGGGTTAATGAAATGAAACAACACGAATATAATCCAGCACATATTCATAGAGGTATGTTATTTACTGGTTTATCAAGTGTTATGATTTTAAAACTACCTTCAACATATGGTAAAGAATACTCAGCAGAACACATACAACAAAACGGTAGACTACAAATATTGGGAGCAGCTAATGGTCAGTTTGCAAAAATTGATTATCAGCCACCAATGGATCTTAGAGATTTTTATATCTTTCCATATGATATGAGACACTGTGTATATCCGTTTAATGGAACTAATCAGACGAGAAGAACACTTGCTGCAAACTGTGATGTACAGTTCGATCCAATAAAAAATAGAGGGGCTAACTAATGGATAAACAATATTACATAGATAATCACATAGGATTATTTAAAAACTTTATGCCTAATAAATTAATAGAAGGTTATGTAGATTACTTTAATAAATGTGAACAAGAAGGTGCAGTCTATCCAAGAAAAGTAGATGAAACACTAGTATCAGACAATGGGATTGATACTATACGAGATTTAAATGTTTCTATGACTTATGTTAACAAACCTTTTATAGAAATGTTTTTTAACGAAGTATATCCATTATATGTAAAAAAATATTCTTATCTAAAACAATTAGCTAAACATTATATATTAGAAGTTAAGATACAGAAAACCAAAGTGGGTGAAGGTTATCATTCTTGGCATTGTGAAAATGCTGAGATGAAATCAAGAAATAGAATACTAGCTTTTATGGTTTATCTTAACGATGTAACAGAAGGTGGAGAAACAGAGTTTTTATATCAAAAGTGTAGATTCAAACCTGAGAAAAATACACTGTTAGTTTGGCCTTCACAATTTACACATGTTCATAGAGGCAACCCACCTCTATCGAATGACAAATATATAATAACGGGATGGGTAGAATACGGATATTAATATGATAACAGAACCACGTTGGAGATCTTTTATAGTAGAAACTACACAACCAATTTTTACACCTAAACAATGTCAAATGATTATTGAAGCAGGGCGTGCTGAACCTAAACAAGATGCCTCTGTTGGAAATAAAGAAGGTATTAAAGGTGGGGTCATAGATACTAAAACTAGAACCTCACACATTAGTTGGATACCATTTAAAAAAATGGCTGACATGTACAAAGACATTGAACGTATTATGAAGACTACTAATGGTAATCATTTTGGTTTTGATGGAATGACTATAACTGAGATGGCACAATACACAGAATATCCAGAAGGAGGATTCTATGATTGGCATGTAGATAATGATGTGAACATGCAACACGAACCACCTGTAAGAAAAATATCTATGACTTGTTTGTTATCTCCTGAGTCAGAGTTTGAAGGTGGTGACTTAGAACTTCAAGCTGAAGGTAAAGTTGCAAAAATAAAACAAGGACACGCAATATTCTTTGCATCGTTTATAAGACATAGAGTAAAACCTGTAATACGTGGCAACAGAAAATCTTTAGTTATGTGGTTTGGAGGCACACCATTTAAATAATGCATAGAGAATTACATTTTCCAACACCTGTTTATATTGCAGATATAGAACACCCAACTCTTAATCAAGAGTTAGAACGAGATATTGTAGCTTGGTCTAAACAAGATAAAGGAATAGTTAGAACTAATGTTCAAGGTTGGCATTCAACTACTAATATGCATGAACTACCTCAATTTAAAAAACTAGTTGATATGTTATACGCTTGTCAAAAAACAATATACGAACAAGAGCATTATGAAAGCGAACCTGTATTAGGTAATATGTGGGCTAATATTAATCCACCAGGTGGAATGAACAGAGCTCATCAACACGCTAATTCATTATGGTCAGGTGTTTATTATATTAAAGCACCTAAGAATTGTGGTCATTTAAAAATAGATGATCCAAGATCAGTTGCTTGTATGTCCAGACCTAGACAAAAAGACGGAGAAAAACCTACAAGATTATTTAGAGAAACACATTATGAACCTATTGTTGGAAGATGTATTATGTTTCCAGCTTGGTTAATGCATTGTGTTGATCCTAATCAATCTAATGATATAAGAATATCAGTGTCTTTTAATTTTTTACAAAAGTGTATGATAGTATGAGTTTTCAAACTAATAAATATCAAGTAATAAAGAACGCTGTATCTTACGATCTAGCTAACTTTATATTAAACTATTTTTTACTTAAAAGAGATGCGGTTGGTTTTATGTACGAACATAACATACACTCACAGTCTCCGATACTTGGAACATGGACCGATAAACAGATACCTAATACTTACTCTTGTTATTCTGATTTTGTTATGGAAACTCTTATGGTTAAAATGTTACCAGTAATGAAAGAACATACTGGATTAGATTTAATACCAACATATTCTTATGCTAGAGCTTATAAAAAAGGGGATGAACTTAAAAGACATAAAGATAGACCTAGTTGTGAGATTTCTACAACAGTTAATCTAGGTGGAGATCCTTGGCCTATATTTATAGATGGTACGGGCTCTAATAATGTTATTGACGAATACAAAAATATTCATAAACCAAACGCTCCTGCAGGCACAAAAGTCTTGCTTGAAGTAGGAGACATGCTAGTATATAGTGGCTGTGAACTTGAACATTGGCGAGAGCCTTTTGACGGGAACATTTGCGGTCAAGTATTTCTACATTATAATCATGTAAATGGCCCATTTGCTGATA